TGCTTGTACTACTGTTGATGAATTAAAGGCATTATACGAATACACAGAACAAGAAGATGGAACTCAAACAAGACCTCTAGCAGAATTTCCAAAGGAGATTTAATGTTACCAACTATTGCAACAGGAAATGTAGGATCAGCATTAGCTGGAGAATATGAGGTTGCTAACTCATTAAGATTTGATGATGGTAGTAATGATTATTTAACAAGAACTTTTAGTGCTGGAAATCGTAAAACTTGGAGTTTTAGTACATGGATTAAAAGATGTAATTTAACTAACGCAAATATGAACATCTTAGGTACTGATTATAGTGGTAGTGGAGAAGCATATCTATTATTTAAATCTGGAGAACAACTACATTATGGACAATATGAGGGTGGTGGTACTTCTAATAACTACAGCTTTCAAACAAATCAAGCATTTAGAGATAATAGCGCATGGTATAATATATTATTTGTTTGGGATACCACACAATCCACAAGTTCCGACAGAATGAAACTGTATGTAAATGGAACACAAGTCACATCATTTTCTTCATCAACTTATCCATCATTAAATTTAGATGGTGTATGGAACTCTGGGAGAGTTCACTATATTGGTGATGCTTATTATGGGACTAATCTTGATGGTTATCTTTGCGAAACTGTATTTTGTGATGGAACTGTTTTAAGTCCAACAGATGTAGGGGAGTTTGACGATAGCGGTATATGGAAGCCAATAGATGTTTCTGGATTATCGTTTGGAACAAATGGATTTTATCAAGAATATAAACAATCTGGTACAAGTGCAAATAGTAGTGGTCTTGGTGCAGATACATCTGGTAATGATCATCACTTCACAGTTAATAACCTTACAGCAGTAGATCAGTCGACTGATACTTGTACAAACAATGGGTGTACTTTAAATCCTTTAGTTCAAGCAGGCTCAATAAGTTCTGGTGCAACTCATACATTTTCAAATGGAAATTTAAGTTTAACTGGTGGCACAAGTAAATGGATTGCTGATTACGGAACTTTTGCTTTAACAACAGGAAAATGGTTTTATGAAATAAAACTTACAACTTTTTCAAGTCCTAGTGGTTCTCCTATAAGAGTTGGTTGGGGTGCTATTAATGATGTTGTTAAAGATAATAATATTTATTTTAGAGGATTAACTTATGATTTACAAGGTATAGTAAGATATGGTTCTGGTGGTACAGATGGTGGTACAACAACAGGAAGAACAGCTTTTGTTCAAGGAGACATTGTTAGTATTGCAATAGATATTGATAATGACGAAATTACATTTTATAAAAATGGTTCAGTAACTAATGTAGAAGATTTTGATTATTCCTCATTAACAACAAATATAAAACGATCTTTAGATTTTGCAATTGCACCTCATATTGTGATGTATGCAAATAATTCAAATGCTGTAGATTATAATTTTGGTTCACCACCTTATAGCGAGAGTGGAGGTAATTCAGATGGTAATGGTTACGGAAATTTCTCAATGGCAGTACCTAGTGGATATTATTCTCTTAATAGCAAAAACCTAGCGGAGTTTGGATAATGGCTATAGATAAACCAACAGATTATTTTAGAACAAAAACATACACAGGAAATGGTAGCACACAATCTATTACTTTTGATGAAAGTGATAATATGAAACCAGATTGGGTTTGGATTAAAGACAGAGATGATGGAAGTAGTCATGCTATAACAGATTCAGTTAGAGGAAATACAAAATATTTAATGTCTAATGATACCTACCAAGAAGAAACTTTAACAGATAGAGTTACAAGTTTTGATTCTAATGGTTTTAGTTTAAGTTCAAGTGCCGCTGTTAATCAAAGTAGTTCTGGTAATGTGGCGTGGTGTTGGCTCGCTGGAGGAACAGCACCTACAAAAACTTATACAGTAAAAGTAGTTTCAGATTCTGGAAACAAATATAGATTTGATGACTTTGGTACAAGTGCTGTCACATTAGATTTACAAGAGGGTGGTACTTACACTTTCGATCAATCTGACAGTTCAAACTCAGGACACCCATTTAGATTTTCAACAACATCAAACGGAACTCATGGTGGTGGTAGCGAATACACAACAGGAGTCACAACTACAGGAACACCAGGTAGTTCAGGTGCTAAAACTGTAATTACAGTTGGAAGTGGAGTAGCAACTCTTTATTATTATTGTACTCAACACTCAGGAATGGGGGGTCAAGCTAATACAAACTCAACTCATGGCTCATCTTATTTTGATGGTAGTATTCAAACAACTGTATCACCTAATGTAGTGAGTGGTTTCAGTATTGCCTCTTATGTTGGAAATGCCACAAATAGTGCAAGTTTTTCACATGGGTTAGGTGTAAAGCCAAAAGCAGTATTGATTAAAAATAGAACAACAGCAAAAAATTGGGTTTATTGGCAAGATACAACAAATGATGGCACTTCAGATGTTAGACTTTTGTTAAATTCTACTGCATCAAATTATAATAATTATCATGTCACATTTGGAACTGACACAATAACTTTAGGCAATACAGATGACGCTTGGAATAAGTCTGGTGATAATTTAATTGCTTATGTTTTTGCAGAAAAAAAGGGGTTTAGTTCTATTGGCAGTTTTAAAGGAAACGGAAACGCTGATGGAACTTATGTTTTTACAAATCATAAACCATCATGGGTACTTGTAAAAAAATTTTCTTCGACAGGACATTGGGTTTTAATAGATAATAAAAGAGATCCTATAAATGTAAAAAGCAAATATTTATTACCTGATGATGCTGGTTCAGAAGCAAGTTTTACAGATAGAGATTTTTTAAGTAATGGTTTTAAAATGAGAAACTCTAATACTGATAGAAATGCTAGTGGACAAAGCTTTTTATATATATCTTTTGCAGAGACACCATTTGTTACATCAACAGGAAAAATTCCTACAACAGCCGTATAATCATGCAACTTTCAAAACACTTTACATTAGAGGAAATGGAAAAATCTCAAACAGCTACACGAAAAGGTATTAAAAATAAAGCTGGTAGTGGAGAAATTAAAAATTTAGGCGATCTTTGTTATGAAGTATTAGAGCCTGTACGAGCAAAGTTTGATAAGCCTGTCACTATTACATCAGGATATAGAAGCCCAGAATTATCAGAAGCAATAGGTAGCAAAGCCACATCACAACATTGTTCAGGAGAAGCAGTAGATTTTGAAATAGCTGGAGTATCTAATTTACAAGTAGCTTTATGGATTAAAAACAACTGTAATTTTGACCAACTTATTTTAGAGTTTTGGAAAGAGGGAGAACCTAATAGTGGTTGGATTCATTGTTCTTATAAAGAGGGTTCTAATAGAAAACAAGTTTTGACATATTCAGGTGGAGAATATAAAAACGATTTACCAGAGGCTAAATGGTCTGGTGGAAAAATGTCTAACTAGGAGAAGATATGTTAACTAAAAAACAAAAGAAACTACCAATGGCTTTACAAAAAGCTATTATGAAAAAACAAAAGAAAAAAAAGAAAGCGAGGAAATAATGCCATACGGAACAGGAAGTTATGGGTCATCAAGAGGGAGACCAATGAAGAAAAAAAAAAAAAAGAAAAAGAATAAGAAGAAGTAAATGGTTAAAGTAGCATCAATAACAGGAATTATTAAAGATCTTAAACCAAGACAACAAAAAACTATGAAAGCACACGCAAGACATCATAGTTTAAAGCATATGCGATCAATGGCTAGAGCCATGAAAAAAGGTGCTACTTTTTCATCTGCACATACTAAAGCTATGAGAAGTGTAGGAAAATGAGTGGATTTACTACTACCGCTACATTATCAGAAATGATAAATAAGTTTCGTTATAAAAAAAGGAGAAAAACAAGTGGCAAAAAAAAGAAGAAGAAGCGTACCAAAAGATAAAAAAACTAAAATACCTAAAAAGTATTTATCCGGTCTTAAAGGTGGTAAAAGATCAGCTAGAGCAAGTCTTATTAAGGCTATGTCAGAAGCATATAAAAGAGGTCAAAGAATACCAAGATCAATGTTTCAAGCGAGGTATAAATAATGGCTGTTAGAAGAAAACCTTTATCTGCACAAGTTATTTCAACACTTAGAGCAAAAGCAAAAAATAGAAAAAATATAACTTTAGGTACATTAAAAAAAGTATATCGTAGAGGTCAAGGTGCTTTTCTCTCCTCTGGGTCAAGACCAAAAACATCTATGGCTAGCTGGAGTATGGGAAGGGTCAATAGTTTTCTCAGGGGGTCAAGAAAACACGATACAGATTTAAGAAAAAAGAGAAAGAAATGAGTAAGAATCCTAGAACTACAGGAGAACATATTGTTGCCTTATATGGTCATATAAAAGGATTAAAAAAATCAATAGACAATTTAAAATCTAATCACATAAAACATCTGCATGATGATGTAGAAAAAATAAATAATAAATTTGATAAATTACTTTTCTGGATTGTTGGTGGAGTAGGTACAGTAGCAATCGTATTCCTTACCCAAATACTTTACATCTTCTCTAAATAGTTATACAAGTAAAACTTGTATGATTTATAAAAGTGTACTAATTATTTCTGATACTCACATACCATATCATGTTCAAGAACTTTTACCTTATTTAAAATTATTAAAAAAAAAATATAATCCTGACAAAATAATTCACATTGGAGATGAAGTAGATAAACACGCAATGTCATTTCACGATAGCGACCCTGATCTTCCTAGTGCTGGAGATGAATTAAAAATGTCTTTACCAATAATAAAAGAACTAGAGAAATTATTTCCTAAAATGGATTTGCTAGACTCTAATCATGGTAGCTTAGTTTATAGACGAGCATTTAAACATGGAATACCAAAAGCATATATAAGAAAATATAATGACTTTTTACAAGTTAGCAAAAATTGGTTGTGGCATGATGATTTAGTTATAGATACACCATTAGGTAAAGTATATTTTTGTCATGGCAAAACAGCAGATGTTTTAAAATTAGCACAAAGTATGGGTATGAGTTGTGTGCAAGGTCATTATCATAGTTTGATGGGAGTAAGATATTATGGGAATAGTTTAGGTCTCTATTTTGGTTTGCAAGTTGGTTGTATGATAGACAGTAAATCACTTGCATTTAGATATAACAAAGTACAGAAAGCTAGACCAATTATAGGTTGTTCTGTAATACATAATGGCCTACCAATCATAGAACCCTTTATAAAAGACAAATCTGGTAAATGGATAGGTAAACTCTTATAAATGAGCCTCAAGAAGCCACACAGAGCCACAGAGAAAGCTACTGACAAGCAAATAGGTGG